CAATTCTGCGGGTCAAGCAGAGGTGCAGCAGGCGTGGGATAAAGAGAAGGCTGAGCAGTACGCCGCTTATGCCAAAGGGCAAGAAGAAGCACGCAAGCGTGAGCAAGAAATGCAACAAGCGGCAGATAGGCTGCGGAGGGAAAAAGATGCTGAGATCAGGGACATTAATGCTCGTACTATCGCTCTCTCTAACAGCTTGCGCGATAGGCAGGAGCGCCCCGCCTCCAACAATTCCGTGTCCGGTGTTACCCGATCTTGCGGTGGAGCCTCCGGCGCGGAACTGGCAAAAGGAGATGGAGAATTTCTTGCAGGGTACAGTGCCGACGCAGCCCGCCTCCAAGCAGCCCTCGACCAATGCGTCAAACAATACAACGCCGTCAGGCAAAAGTAAGGAATAGCTATGCCGAGTACATACAGCCCAGACCTACGAATCGAACTGATTGCTAATGGTGAACAATCCGGTACATGGGGTACGACTACTAATACAAATCTTGGTACGCTAATTGAAGATGCTATTGCTGGGCGGGCTTTGGTTGCAGTTACATCAGCCAACCAAGCACTAACTGCGTCAAATGGCGCGGCTGACCAAGCAAGATGCGCGGCGGTAGACCTCTCAATAGGTGCATGGGGCTCACCTGCTAATTTTGCAGTATATGTGCCGCCGGTTACTAAACTGTATGTTGTTCGTAATACAGACTCTACTTATACAGCAACAGTTTATTGTTCCACAGTTCTTGGTAATACGACAGCAGCCGGTACCGGTGTGGCAATTCCCGCAGGTAAAACAGTATTGCTTAGGTCTGATGGCACCAATGTAGTTGAACAACTTGATTATATAGCTGGAGGGTTTACGGTTAACGGAGCGTTGTCGGTTGGTGGAGCATTAACACTTAGCACGGATTTATCTGTTGCTAATGGGGGCACCGGTGCCTCTTCATTTACTGCAAATAATGTGTTGCTAGGCAACGGTACTTCTTCATTTCAGACTGTAGCCCCCGGCGCTAGTGGTAATGTTTTAACGTCTGATGGCACTACGTGGGCATCTTCGGCGGTACCCCCCGTTAATGCTTTGGGCGATCCCGGCGCTAATGGTGTAGTTGTTCGTACCGCTCTAAATACCACGACAGCCAGAACAATTACCGCAGGGACAGGTATTTCAATAACTAACGGTGATGGTGTAGCAGGAAACCCGACGATTACGAACTCTAGCCCTAGCATCGGCGTTAGCCAAACATGGCAAGATGTAAAGTCAAGTAGGGCTATAGGTTCTGTCTACACAAACTCTACTGGTAGACCAATAATGGTTATTATTACTGGTCAAAATAGCGGTACATCTGGCTCATCTCGACTTTCATTTACAGTTGCTGGAGTTACTGTTGGTGCTACGACTTTAGCAGAAAGTAACGGAACAGCATGGAATAGTGTGCTTAACCCAATTACGTTTATTGTTCCTGATGGAACTACATATAGCGTATCTCAAGCAGTTGGAACATCTACTATATTTACATGGGTTGAGCTTCGTTAATATTTTGCGCGGATAAAAATGCCACTACAGAAACTTCAGTTCAGACCCGGCGTTAACCGCGAGGGCACTACGCTTGCCAACGAGGGTGGTTGGTACGACTGCGACAAAGTGCGCTTTCGCTCGGGCTTCCCTGAAAAAATAGGCGGCTGGGCGGTTGAAACGTATAACACCTTTCTAGGGTTTTGCCGCTCATTATGGAACTGGGTGACGCTCAAAAGTTATAACTTGCTGGGCGTTGGTACTAACGCAAAATTCTACGTTGAGAACGGTGGGGTGTTCTACGACATCACACCAATTCGTGTGACTAACTTAAACTCAACAACTTTTGCAGCGGTTACTTCTTCGCCTTTTTCTGCGTTCATTACTGTTACTGATAGCAGTGCATCAAGCCTGCAAGTTGGCGACTTTATTACGTTTTCAAACGCGGTCGGGCTTGGCGGCAATATAACTGCGGGCATTCTTAACCAAGAATATCAAATACAAACCGTCACATCTGGTACGGTATATACAATTGTTACCCGTGCTGCGGGCACTTCTGTTGCTGGATTTAACTTCACAGTAAATACCGCAACGTCCACTATCTCACTGCCAGTCGGCACTACGATGGCAAACGGCAACACTGTCGCGCTGGTAATTGGTGGAGGTGCTGGTGCGCCGGGGGGTTTGAACTACGCGGTTACGTATTACTTGGTTAATGTCGTAGGTAATACTTGCCAGCTATCACTTACCAGCGGCGGCACACCGATTACGTTAACTAGCGAAGGCACCGGGCTTCAGGCGCTTTACTTTACAGTTTTCTCCAACGCTTCTGATTCAAGTAATGGAGGGTCGGCGACTGACACTGCGTATCAGATCAATACAGGCTTCCCAATTTTCACCATTGGTACTGGTTGGGGCGCGGGGCCGTGGTCACGCGGTACGTGGGGTTCAGGGTTTACTACCGGTTTTGGTTTGCAGTTACGCTTATGGAGCCAAGCTAACTTTGGCGAGATTTTGCTGTTCAACCCACGCGGCGGTGCTTTATATGATTGGGCGCCGGGGTCAGGTGCAACCCCTGCTTTTGGTACTCGCGGTACTGTTGTGCCCGGCACGTATACGCCGTCGCTCATCAATGAAATCCTAGTATCGGATCAGTCACGCATCGTCATTTGTTTTGGTTGTAATGACCCGAGCGGTACTTATGCGACGACTGAGCTTGACCCGATGCAGATTCGTTGGTCTGCGCAAGAAAGCTATACAGTTTGGGAGCCGCAAGCTACCAACCAAGCGGGTGATCAGCGTCTATCTCATGGCTCACAAATCATCGCGGCATTGCAAACGCGTCAGGAAATTAACGTCTGGACGGATGCAGCCATCTACGCCATGCAATATATTGGCCCGCCATTGGTTTGGCAGATTACGCTACTAGCTGACAACATTTCAATCGCTTCCCCAAATGCTATGGCAACTGCATCTGGCGTTGTCTATTGGATGGGTGTCGATAAGTTTTACATCTACTCTGGTCGGGTTGAGACGCTGCCATGTTCGGTGCGTACATATATTTTCAATGACATTAACCGGAATCAGTTTGCTCAGATTCAGGCGGGTACGAACGAAGGGTATTCAGAGGTCTGGTGGTTCTACTGTTCTGCTAATTCTGATGAGATAGACCGCTACGTCATCTTTAACTACCTTGACCGTGTTTGGTATTACGGATCGATAGATCGCACGGCGTGGCTTGATTCCCCGCTGCGTCAGTTCCCTGTTGCAACTACAGGCAACAATCTCATGGTCTACCACGAAGCGGCGATTGATGATGGTTCGACTAACCCACCGAGCCCGATCAATTCGTATGTGCAGTCATCCGACTTTGATATTGATGATGGGCATAACTATGGATTTGTGTGGCGGATAATCCCCGACATTACGTTTGATGGGTCTAGTACCAGAGGCTCTACAACAGTAAACCCGGCAGTTCAGTTTACGGTACGCCCCCGGCAAAACCCCGGCTCTGGTTATGGTGTGTCCCCATCACCGACAGTTAAGTCAGCGCAGAGCTACGCTGGGCAGACAACCTACACCGTGCAGGAATTTACCGAGATTGTGTACAGCAGGATTCGTGGGCGGCAAATGGCGTTCAAAGTTAGTTCAGATACGCTTGGCACACAGTGGCAACTAGGCGTACCCCGTATTGATGTTCGACCAGACGGACGGCAATAAATGACAACCCGCCTAAAAACCATAGCACTGACCAGAACACCGTTACTGCCGTTTGCGCCAGTTGAATATGACCGTGCGTACCACGACACCCTCAACAATATCCTGCGCCAGTACTTCGCTGCGGTTGACAACATTGCCGCACAGTTTTGTCTGAGTGGTGTTTTCACAGTAGCAACACTACCCGGCGCTGGCGCTCTTGGTGCGGGGGCTAGAGCGTTTGTTATCGACTCGTCGGTGTCAACATTTGGCACCACGGTAGCTGGTGGTGGCAGCGGCAAAGTGCCTGTCTATTCCGACGGCACGGATTGGAAGGTCGGATGATAAATCCCCGCAGAACTCTTTACCAAGATGCGGAGGTGACTTTCCTCTGCGACTACATATTTGAGCTAGAGCGAGTTGCGCTTCACCTGAATATAGAAAAGGGGGCTTGGTCGCCCTCTAAGTTCAAGCGGTACCGTAGTATTTTTACTAATGTCATTGCGCCAAATCTTAAGGCTGAAGGGTACAATGAGGTCTATGCAACGCCTTTAGAACATGATAAGAAGGCGCAAAAACTTATCAAAATGTTTGGTTTGTATAAGTACGGGCAGAACATGGGGCTAGTGCTTATGAAGAGGGAGATTTAACCATGCCACAAATCGTTGCTGCCGCTCTTGCTAAGTCTGCTATGGCTGCTGGAACCACCGCCGCTGCCGCTGGAACCACCGCCGCTGCCACTACCGCTGCCACTACCGCTGCCGGAACCGCCGCCGCTCAAACCGCTGCAATAGAAGCTGCTAAACAAGCTGCTATTCAAACTGGTATGAAACAAGCGGGGGTTGAAGCCGCTAAACAAGCCGGTGTTGAAGCTACTAAACAAGCAGGTATTGAAGCTACTAAACAGGCGGGTATTGAAGCAGCCAAGCAAGCGGGCGCTGAGGCAAGTAAGCAAGGCATTATGCAAGGCACTAAAGAAGCCGCGCAAAATCAGACAATAGAGGCTTTTAAACAAGCCCAAATAAACCCAAATAGAGGGGTAGAGGTAGGTAAGTTTGCTGGCGAGGTCGGCCCCGGCAGCTTACCTCCAGTGGATGCGGGCATTAGCTCTTCTGCTTATGGCCCTGCATCTACTCCGTTCCCTTCCTACGGTGCAATGCCTCCGGCAGCGCCCTTGCCCCCTGCTGGCTCTATCCCACCTACTGGCGGCGGCACACCGTTAGCATTTAAAGACGCAGCTGGGCTAGGTAACGCGCCGCCAGCGCCGGAGCTTACACAGAACTTTTTCCCAAAGGCACCGTTCAAAGACCCCGGCACTCTTAATAGAGTAATGTCTGACCAAAGTTTGTCAAAGCTGACAACAACGCCAGCAGATGAATTGATGGGGATCAAAGAGACGACATTCCCGCTGGCACCGAAAAACGCGCTTGCGCAAGGGTTTGAGACTGGGCTGCAATACGCGAAAGATAACCCCATTTCAACTGGGCTTGGCTTGATGACGGTTGGACAGTATTTAAACCGACCAAAACAGCCGGAGAAAAAGCAATATAGAAACACAGTAGACATGTCTGGGTTTGAGCCGTCTGTAGCTTCAGTCCAACCATTTACGCCATCCTATGAGTATCAAAAGTACGCGGCGGGAGGGCCAGTAGAAAACATGTCTGCGCAGAACGCTGTAGGCGGCAATATGATGTACCCACAAGCCGGACTCCAAACAGCGTTGTATAGCAACCCAATGGTGCAGCGTCCAGAAGCGGTTAATGTTGTATCCCCCGGTGAAGGCCCCGCAGTTGGCGCGTATACAGGTGAGCAAAAATTTGCTGATGGTGGCATTTCTGAGGCGCAGCGTCGTGAGTACGGACTTAAAACTCGTAGCGAACGTGCGTCTAGGAATCTGTCTAAAACTTACGAAGAAATGAGTAAGGAGCGCGAAAAAGATTTAGCAAGCTTAAAAGCTATGGGGGACAAGTTTGACGAGGGTATTGTTCCTCGTAGTCGTACGCAACAGTTAAGTAGCCCGTTCTCTGCGGCTATGACTGAATACACAAGACTCGCTAAGAAAAATAAAGTGCCAGTAGCAGAGATGCCAAAGACTAGTCTTGGCGACATTGATAATTACATGGATACCCCAATTGAAGCTGCGGGCGGGGGCATTATGGGTAATCTGGGTGGCTATTCCGACGGTGGACGACTCTTAAGGGGGCCGGGCGATGGAGTTTCGGATTCTATTCCTGCTGTTATTGGCAAGCGCCAGCCTGCTCGTCTTGCTGATGGCGAGTTTGTGATCCCAGCGCGTATTGTCTCTGAGTTGGGTAACGGTTCAACTGAGGCAGGGGCTAGAAAACTCTACGCCATGATGGAGCGCATACAGAGAACCCGTAAGAAAAGCATCGGTAAAAAGAAAGTAGCGGTTAACAGCAAGGCTGACAAACATCTGCCCGCATGAAGATACAGCATGTAGAAACAAATCTTGTAAATCAAGTGTGGCCTAAAGTAGAACATTATCTTATAACCGCGCTTGAGTATCAGGATGACTACACGATAGATCATGTAAAGCTGTATTTAACGAGCGGTCAATGGATGTTGATAGTAGCGGTAGAAGATGATGGGTTTATAAAAGGCGCTACAGCGGTTCAGTTTTTTAACCGTCCAAATGATCGAGTTGCGTTTGTTATTGCGATGGGCGGCAAATTAATATCGAACCAAGATACATATTTACAGTTTAGTAGTTTGTTAAAGTTGTTTGGGGCGACATGTATAGAAGGGGCAGCAAGAGAATCTGTTGCACGACTTTGGGCACGCTACGGGCTGTTAGAGAAATATAGGATTGTAGGAGCAAAATTATGAGATTCAACGACCGTGCAATGGCGCTGGCTGGTATCCCAGACCTACCAATAGACGCGTTCAAAAAAGAAGGCGGCAAGATTAAGTTGCATGGCGGCGGTGGCGGAGGTCAGCCCACTACAACCTATTCACAGACCTCAAACATTCCTGAGTACGCTCAGCCGTATGTTGAGCGGATGATGGGGGCCACAGAAAAACAAATCTATAAATATGGCCCTAGCGGAAACATAACTGGTTTCCAACCGTTCACTTCATACGCCGAATTTGACAAAGCGCGTGGTGGTAGCGGCGAGACTGTAGCTGGGTTTACTCCTTTGCAAAGAAGGTCAATGCAGGGTATCGGAGAATACCAGCTACCGGGACAAACACAGTTCGCTACTGGACTTACTGGTATGGGCGCTTTGGGCTCAATGGGAGCCGGGGCTAATTACGCAAGGCAGGCTACAAACCCATACGCCATGGAAGCGTACATGTCGCCATACACCGACTTAGCTTTGCAACCACAGCTAAGAGAAGCTGCACGACAGTCGGCAATTGAAGGGCAAAGACAACAAGCCCAAGCAGTTCAAGCCGGTGCATTTGGTGGGTCACGTCAGGGTCTTGTAGAAGCCGAGCGTCAGCGTAACCTCGCTCAACAGCAAGCAGATATTTACGGCAAGGGAATGCAAACCGCGTTTGAGCAAGCGCGTCAAGCCCAGCAGTTTGGTGCAGATATAGGTTTGAGAGGCTATGGTCAGGCGCTGCAAGGCGCTGGGCAACTCGGTGCGCTAGGAGAACAACAGTACAAGCAGGAGTTAGGATTACTTGGTCAGCAGTATGACCTTGGCGCTAAACAACAAGCATACGAACAGAGCCGCTTGAACCAGATTATTCAAGACTACGCTACTAAACAACAGTATCCGTTTATCCAACTGGGTACGCTGTCCAATATGCTGCGTGGTTTACCGATGCAAGCGTCTACTACCCAGATGTATCAGGCGCAGCCTTCAATGTTGCAACAGGGTATTGGTCTGGCTGGTGCTGGTGCGAACCTGTATCAGGCTATGAAAGCCGAAGGCGGCGCTATTAAAGAGATGGCGAGCGGCGGGATTGCGTCTGGCGTTGACCCATACAAGCTGCCGGGTATGATGAAGAAGCTGTCTGATGATCAGCTTCAGGGCAAGATGGGCGGTGACACCGACCCTGAGACTATGGGTATCGCTCAGGCTGAGAAGCAGCGCCGTGACCAAGTGCGTGGTATGGCTGACGGTGGCGTTGTTGCGTTTAAAGAAGGTGAAAGAGTAAAAGAATTCGTAAAGAATCCGATGCAGGGTACGGAAGAGGAAAAGAAAGCCGCCCCGCCGGTTGCCACCCGTCCAAAAGCCGCTGCGCCTAAACCTGCGGCAGAAGCCAGCCCGTTTCAAGCTGAATACAAGCGGGCTGCTGCGGCACCTAATGAAAGTCTTACGGCATTAAAAGACCTTCGCGACAGTTATAAGGCCGAAGTAGAGCTAGGTATAGAAGGTCAGATGGATCGTCGTCAAAAAGTTTACGACAAGTATGGCATTGATCCTATTGCCATGATCCAAAATGAAAAGGCTGAAGAACAAAAAGCGTTGGCGCAAGCCGAAGGCGATGCTAAAAAAGCTGAGTATCTGCGTTGGGCGCAGATGTGGGCTAAGTTTGGTTCGACTCCGGGCCCCGTGCTAAAAGCTGCACTTACCTCAATTAATGAAACAATACCTGATCTGTTAGATGATCAGACGCGGGCTCGCGCACTTCAGCGTAGTATTAAGAAATCTTTATTTGAGCTAGACAAAGCTGAGTATCTTGCGAAGAAAGGCAAGTTTGATGAGGCGGATAAGCTTGATCAAGAAGCTAGGGGTAGGCTTGCTTCCGCATCTTTAGAGTTTACAAAACTACAAGCACACGAATTTGAGAATAAGAGAACCGTAGCAGCGCAGCTTGCTTCTGCGGAAATGGGTAAAGAAGGTACGATCAAAGCAGCGGCACTACGTGCGGCTGCTACCGGCGGTGGCGGTGAGGCAAGAGCGGATAAAGAAAGACGCTTAGTTGAACAAGCCATAGATAAAGCATACAAAGACCAAACTGAGGCAAAGCGTAAACAGCTTGATAGGCTCAAATCAATGCCTTCAGAAACTCAGAAGAAATATCAACCCCAGATTGAACAGATTGAGCGTGAGCTTTCTGACACCCGCAAAGGGATTGAAGCAAGGTATAAGAAAGATTTTCCTGACGCTTTTAAAGAAACAGCCCCCGCAGGTAAGACTATCAGCTGGAGTGATATTTAATAGCCATGCCTTACAACATCCAATTACCTGACGGAAGAACCGTAACCGGCATACCGGATGATGTTACGCCACAGGCGGCTAAAGCGCGTTTACTAGAAAAGTTTCCTGATCTAACTAAAAGCGCTGAACCAAAGCCTGAGCCAAAGACCCGAAATGTCTTTGCTATTATGAATGATACGGTTATCAGTATCGCAAACGCAGCGGCGGGCGGCGCTAAGGCAGCGGCAGACTTCGTGGCTCCGGGTAATTCGTTCTCTAAAGCAGTAGATGAGTTCATCAAAGAGGGCGAGAGGTCACAAAGCGATATGGTTAAGGCGGGGCGCGAAGAGTTCCAGAAGGAACTTCAAGCTGCTAAAACCGCTGGCGAAGAAGTCTCTGCTGCTGCCAAATACGTAGCTGCGAACCCCCTACAAGCGGCTGGTCAAGCGGTTGGTTCTTTTGCTGGCCCCGGTTTAGTTATCAAAGGCACACAAAAAGCGGCTCAGCTACTTAACCTGACAGAGAAAGCCGCAAGCCGTTTGGGTCTGGGTGCCGGTATTGTGGCTAACGCTGCGATGGCAGGTGGTGACGCTGGGGGTTCCGCCTACGAATTGGTGATGAATACCCCGGATGAGATTCTCTTAGAGAACGACTTCATCCGTAGCCAAGTAGAAAAAGGCATACCGCTAGAGAAAGTAAAAGAAGACGCTGCACGTACTGCGGCCCGGCGTGCGTCGTTTGTCCCTGCCTTAGTTGGCGGTGCAACCGGTGCGTTCGGTGTTGAAAAATTCTTAGCTGGTGTAGGTGGTAGGAAACTAGCTGGTTCTACCCTAGGCGGAGCGATCAAAACAGGCTTATTTGAGTCCGCGCAAGAAGGCTTTGAAGAAGGCGTAACCGAATACTCTGGACGCGCTGCGGCTCAAGAATACGACCCACGGATTGACCCGACAAAAGGTGTGGCGGGTGCCGCTACACTGGGCGCAGCGCTTGGCTTTATTCCGGGTGCGACCCTCGGGGCGATTGAAACACGTCAAGGTCTTGCAGCTGACGCTGCCCGTAAAGAACTAGAAGCCCAGCAAGCTGCACAGACTGCTGCGGAAACTGCCGCCGCTATAGTTCCTAACGCTGAAGCTGTACAGGCACAAGCCCAAGCCGCTGAAAGCGCGGCTAATTTACCGTTTGGCGTTCTTACGCCTGAACAACAAGCGGCTGCGGCACAGCTTAATCAAGCGCCCGCCGCTGAACAAACACTAGATGTTGACCCGCTTGCGGCTGTAGATGCGACTGTTGGTACCCCACGAGAGCTGCCTCCTCCGAAACGAGAAGGTGAAACCCCCGGCGAAGCTAAGTACCGCTACGAGCGTATGGTCGAAACTAGGCTAGATTCAGACGGAAATAAGCTGGCTTTACCCTATCTAGAAAGAATTCAAGACCTACTTAATACGGATTTAAAGGGGGTTGAAAGTGTCAAGCCTATTGAAGCTATCCCCGCAGGAGATCAGTCTGGCGCTCCTAGTGTTACATCAGGAGTGGGAACAGCCCCCGCAGGAGCTGAAACATCTACAACCACTGGAGTGGTGCCTACTGGAAGACCTGCTACAACAACTACTGTGGCAGAAGGAGCACAGCCAGCTGCATTAACCTTTGCTACGCAGGAAGAAGCGGGGGCTGCACTGGCAGGTATGCCAAATAATTTTGCTAAAAAAATTGTACAGACCGATCTAGGCTACGAGATACAGGATAAATCTGTAGCTGAACTTGAGCCACCGCCCTTTGAAGGAACAACCGATGTCACTAAAACCATTAAAACCAAGCAAGCAAAACCGAAAAAAGAGGAAAAACCCTTCACCCCCTCCAAGCGCGTAATTGAGCTAGAGGAGAAGAAAGCCGAGCCAGCCGCCGCTGAGTTAAGCACAAAGGAAGGCAAGGCGTTTGCCGCTTCCAAGGTTCGTACACGCGCTGCGCCTCCTAAGAATGTTGACGAGGCTATCAGTCATGCTGGTGCCGAAACCGCGTTTGATCAGTTTGACTCGGCGCTGTCTACGCTTAATGCAAAATATGCTGAACAGATAAAGGCTGAGAACGATGCTAACAAAACTAAACATGAAGAAAATAAAAAGCTAGGCATCCCATCTAAATTGGAAGAAGTAACGATCTACGACATTCTTAGTCGTATGACGCAAAGCGAGCGCGAGAACGCTTTTGATGAGGCTATTAAAGAAAGCAAACTTAAACCCCACACTGAAAGTAGAAAGCGGGTTCGCGATAAATTTGTTAAATCGTTAAGTGAAAAGCAGCAAGAGGCCGTTGAAACCAAGCGTAAAGAAACACTTGAAGCAGAGGTCAAGGGCGTTGGCAAGCTAGGCAAAAAGAGCGTCTCCGATATTCGGGAAGCCCGCAAGAAAGCTGCTGCCGAGGCTGGCACTACAGTTGCCGCCCCCAAAGTGGGCAAGGCGCAGCCGGTTACGACTAGGAAAGTTGAAGAGAAGAAGGAAAGCGAGAACATCATTGAGCGGGAGACTGTAGCCGCTCTGCGTTCTGGCGATACCAATTCAATCCTACGCGCCGTCAAGATAGGCTACACCGACCCGGCTACCAAGCTGTTTGCCTCACAGATCGAGAAGGTTCTAAGCCAGCTGGGTATAAAGCCAACCGTTGTGGTCGGCAAGGTAGAGGGCAACCGCCCCGGCATGTACGACCCTGCGACTGAGACAATCACAATCGATCCAAGTGTTCCACGTGAAACAATGCTCGACGTGGTGGTGCTGCATGAGTACGCTCACTTCATCACTGACCGTGCGGTGGACAACCCACAGAACTTGACCCCGATCCAGAAGATTGCGCTGGACAACCTCGCTAAACTTCAGCAGCACGTAGCGAAGAAGCTGGGCAAGAAGTACGAGATCGGCAACCTCAAAGAGTTTCTCGCTCAAGCGTTTTCTAACTCAGAGTTCGTTGCCGAGATGGCCCAGATGCCGCCGCTCAGTAAAGTCCTACAGGTTAAGAACGCGCTCAGAGAATTCGCTGTCCGTGTGATGCAGCTCCTCGGGGTCAAGACCGACAACGTGTCGAGCCAAGTTCTAGAAAACATCCAGACGATGATCACCGGCCCGTTTGTTTATGGTGTCCGAGAGGGTCAGCAAGGCCCAACTAAAATCGGTGCCAAGACTCCCGGCAAAGCTGAGGGCGTGTCGTTTATGGAAGCCCCGAAGGAGCCTAAGAAGGCGGGCGAGTACGCGGGCAAGACAACGGAAGAGTTTATCGGGGGGCAGAAGCTGCCTGAGAAGCCCAAAGGGTTCTTTGGTTCAATTAAGTCATGGTTCACAGGTGGGCTATCGGGCCGGGCCAAAGAACTCGCTCGGCAGTACCAGAACGAGCAGTACCCTGTTAAAGACTTCCAGCGCCAATTAGACCGCAGCGGACTGCTTGTTGTTGGTAACGAGAAGGAAGCCAATAACATCTACGACTCCATATCTTTGGCAGCGGGCAACTTCCGCAATCTGGACAACACGTACGTCAATCCAGTCATAAACCAGATCAATGAGATGCTGGTTAACATCGCTAAAGACACCGGACAGTCACTCGACACAGTACTAAAACGCCTGTCAGCCTATGGCACTGTGATGCACGAGAGCGAAGTACGCGCCGTTAAGTACTTGAGGAAGGTGCCGCTACGCTCGGATGTAAACAGCATAAATTGGTACGGCACAGCGATCAGCCCCGATACAGCCCGCACTAGGATTTTTGCTGAACTAACGTCAAAGACTGACCTAAAAGATAACGCTGCCAAGCTGGGCGTTACACCTAAGACGCTGGCACAGGAATACCGCAAGCTGTTGGATAAGATAGTTGCCGATAAGAACAACCTTGATCCGGGCAAAGACGGTAAGAACGTGCCTGAGTTTGATATATCACACGGTAACTACAGCGTCCTAGCTGGGCTGGAACCTGTTGATGTTCAGAAGCATTTAGCGTATTTCGATCAGAACAAAGCTGAGAAGAAGATGATGGATGACGTCTTGGCGAAGCTTCGCCAGCTGTCTGAAGTTACTATCATGCTCAATAAGCAAGCTAACTACTGGTCGCCGCAGGTTGATAACCTTGTGGACTTCTACGGGTACAAGAACTATGTCACGTACAAGGGTAAGCCTGTAGAAGATAAAGACGCCGACCTATTCTACGGCGGTGAGCAGGCGCTAGGGCGTGAGCTTCAGCAGAAAGAATATACGCAGGAGGGGCGCTACACGCTGCCTGACAATCCAATCCTCACAATGATGGCTGACGCAGCAGTGGCTGCTTCGCGGTCTGGTCGCAAGGACGTGACTAAGAACTTGTACAACTTAGTTAACACCGGATTGATAGACGGGAAGATCAAGACAATTTCGTTTGAGGATCGGTACAACATAAAGTCAGACCCGGACTTGCTCAGATTGATGAGCAACCAGAACGTGTTCCTGTACTACATGCCAGACGGTGAAGTGGCTGTTATATCCGTTAAGAACGACCGGCTGCGTAACGCTATCCGTAAGACATACCAGACAGGTAGTGGGCTGATAGACAAGCTAAACACCTTCACAAGCTACATGGGGCAGACCCATACGCGCTACAACGTAGCGTTCGCACCTAAAAACTTCGTGCGGGACATGTTGGCTAACGCGTTCAATATCAGTATTGATATGACCCCCGGCGCGGCGGCTAACTACATTGGCTCGATTGCTAACTATGTGGTGTCAAACGGCTTCTACAAGTCGGGTGCGGTTGCTAAAGCGTTTTACGAAGGCGGTGCCGATCCGTCTAAGAACCCACGCCTCAAAGAACTATTAGCTAAAGATAAATCAGGCCACGTCAAAGACTTGGTTGACTACTTGCAGAACGGTGGCGACATCGCCTACGTCAGCAGCTTTACTTCTAAGGGGCAGTTCCGTGATCTGCTAGGTCAGGCAAACAAATCGGTCGCAGTTAAAGGGCTTGAGGATGTCACCAAGTTCTTCGATGTCTATATGGCGTCGTTTGAATTCACTAGCCGCGCCGCTGCGTTCAAAATGCGTAAAGCTGAAGAAGTTGGCAAGCTCATGAAGAAGGGTATGAGTCGTGCTGATGCTGAACAAGCTGCCAATAAACCAGCAGCAGCGTTTGCTAAAGGGCTGGCTAACTTCGAAGAAAGAGGTCTAAAGGCCAACCAAATGGGCGCATGGTTCATGTTCTTTAGCGCGTCAGCTACCGGTGCCGTGCGTGTTACTGAATCCCTAGCGCCCGCTATATCTTCTGTGTTTGGTGGCTATCAGGCAGCGGCTGACCGTGCATGGGCTGAGTTACCCACAGAACTGCGAACCAAGGGCAACCGCGAAGAGTTCACCAAGAAGTTTATTGAGCAAGCCCAGCGCGGCAAGAATACTACGGCTGTCCTGCTAGGGTTTGGCGTAGCGATGTACTATCTTGCGTACGCCGGAGCGGGTGAGGACGACTTTGGACGCAACCGTGTAGCTACAGATGACATGTCTCGCTGGATGCGCGACGCTCGGTTCTTCGTCGGCCCCGGAGTTAACGATATCATCACAATACCGTGGGGCTTCGGTATGGGCGCGTTTGCTGCACTTGGCGCTCAGATAGCTTCGCTGGGGAACTCCGACACTAAGTTTACTGAAGTGCTGGCAAACATGGTACCAATCATGATGGACTCGTTCCTGCCACTGCCGATTTCGAGAGGTAGTATTGTAGAGAAGCCGGGTGAGTTTATTATTGACTCGGTTGCTCCAGCTCCGCTTAAGCCGCTTGTTGAGTTCGTCATGAACTATAACTCTCTTGGGCAAGAGATATATAACAACCGTCAGGGGCCGAACGGCAGTGTCTACACCGGCGGCGACAACGTGCCTAAGATGTTTAAAGACCTATCAATAGGTCTTTTCAGAGCCACTGGGTTTGAGTTCGGGCCTAACGAAATGTACTTTTTCGCGTCTGCCTATATAGATGCTTTAGCGAAAGCTGGTTCAGCCGCGTGGAATATGTTTACTATCGGTATGGGTTCAGAGCGGACTACAGCAGAAAAACTAAAGCAAGACAGTTTGGTTCTATCTGGCTTTATCGGAACGCGCTCTGACTATGATGCAAGAATGTGGAACAAGATTGAAAGGGACTTGGATCGGCGCAAAGACCGGCTGAAAGAGTTGGAACAGTCAGATGTAGAAATGTATTACAAGCATCTTGCGGATAACCCGCTGGA